ACGGCCACGACCGGCGGCGCCTTCGTGGCGGGTGCGCTGCCGTTGCTGCGTGAGGGCAGGCGGGGCGGCTCCTGCCGCGCCTGTTGCGCGGGCGCCTTGCTTGCCGCGTTGCCGTCGTCATCCTCATCGGCCACGACGCCGACCATGGCGGCGAGGCTGTAGCGCCGCAGATAGGTGAGCGCCGAGCCGAGGCCTTGCGCATCGTCCTTGACGAGCCGAGCGCTTACCGTGGTGGCGAGGTACTGGCCGCTTGTGTGCAGCAGTATCGTGCGCAGGCTGGCGCAGCCGTCGTGGCGGTCAAGCGGCAGCTGTACGACGCTCAGGCCGTTGCCCGAGAGCGCCGCGCGGCAGGCCTCCCACACGCTCGCCAGATCGGCGTAGCGCGAGCGAAACCCTGGATTAATCTTGTCCTTCATGGCGGGCGTGATTGCCGCTTGCGCCTTGGCTAAGGCGGTGGCAAGTTCGGCGATCTGATCGCTCATCTCATTCATGCTATTCCCCTATTGATTGCTTGGTCGGGCCATCCCCCGCCCTGCGCGACGGTGCCAGGGGCGCACCGCCGGGGCACGGTGGGCAAGCCACCAGTAGACAGTCATCGGGCCGTTGCTCGCTCCTGAACCTACTTGCGCGCCTCGGGTGGCCCAACCACCGTAGCGGGGAGAGCGGGCTAAATTGTTCAGGTGCAGAGCGGGCCGGTGGCGCCTGGCGTACCCAGCCAGGCAGAGGTCTACGCGCTCAGGCGGGCCAGCATCCGCTCGGCGCGCTGCGTGGCCGCCGGGTCGTCCGCCTCGATCAGTGCGATGGCGTCAACGATGCGGCGGGCGGCATCGCGGCGCTGCGCGGCCTCGCGCTCCAGTATATCCAGGTAGCTGTTGAGCGTGGCAATGGTTCCGGCCGCCTCCAGGGCGCCTGAGCGCACGCTGCGCACGAGGATGGTGATGCTGCGCTCGTCCATTACGCCACCTCGCGGGAGAGCAGCCCGAGCCCGCCCGCCGCGCCGTGCATCCGCTCCTGCCGTGCGAACCACAGCAGGCGCGGCGTGGCGGGCTCCGTGGCGATGATGCGCCACGCGCCGTCCACCGCTGCGGCAAGCTGCCACGGGCCAACGCCAGCGGGGCGCACCACGTAGTAGCCGAGCGTGCGAATGGCCTGGAGCTTGCCATCAATCCAGGCTTGCGGCTCGCCCAGCGCGCGGGCCTCGCACCACTCGCCGAACCACTGCACCACCACCGCCTCGCCGACGCTGGCGGGCGCGGGCTCCGTGGCGCCCTCGCGGGCCTCGCAGTCCTCACACGCCATCTGCTCGCCCACAAGGGCGGCATCCTCGGGCAGCACGGCGCCGCCGCACAGCTCGCAGTAGCATGTCAGGTCCATGCTCGCGTCCATTGCCAGCGCGACGATACCGAGCGCATCCTTGCCCGCTCGGTACGCCTCCTGGTACGCCTCGTCGGCCTCGTCGGAGAAGTTGCGGGCCGCCTGCTCGGCAGCCTCATCAGCGGCGGCATCCTCCGCGTTGCGCTGGGCGTGGTATGCCATCCCCTCCATCTCCGCCTCATCAGTGGCGGCCTGCTCGGCGGCGGGCGCGTCCGTTACCCAGATGCGGCGGTCTATCCATCGCAGCCACCACCCCGCCTCGTCAGGGCTGGCAATGCGCAGTCCATCTGCCGCCAGCTCGCAGGTGGCGAGCTCGGCAGCCTCGTCAGCGGCGGCGAACCGCTCCTGCTTGACGCGGCGCTCTAGCTCTACGAGCCCGGCCTGCTCGGCAGTGTGTGCGTACTGGTACGCTCCGGCGAACTGGTCATCAACGCTCAGGATGTAATCCCCATCCTCGTTGCGGGTGACGACGACCCGGCCCTCAGGCGAGGTGTAGACGGTGCGGGCGGCTGTGGTAGACTTGCGGGTAGACATTGGGGTGGGTTCCTGGTGTCTCGTGCCCCGGCTGCGCCAGCAGTGCGGGGCGTTTGTCTTTCGTTCTTAAAACAAGTATAGCGCAATAAGTTGCGCGTGTCAAGCATGAAATTGCACCCTGACAACACTGTCAGGGTGCAACTAGGCGCCGGGAGTCGGGCTTGGGGGGGTGGGGGTGGCCATGTAGATATCTTGCAGGCCGAGGTCACGCCTGAGCGCGATGTAGAGATCAGGCAGCCGCGCAAGGATGTCGGCGGACGGCATTGCGTTGCCGGTCATGTAGTAGGTTGCTTGGCGCTCGCTGCGATCAATGCAGTCCGCAATCGCGCGCGTTGAGGGCGCCAGCGTGCGTAGGGCTGCGACAAAACGTGGGTATTTCATAAGGCTCCTCCTGTACACGCGTATAGGGCTATTCTATCGCAATGTGTTGCGCTAGTCAACCCCCAACACACACCACGGGCCGCCCCATTCCTGAGACGGCCCGTGGTGTGTCGCTTGCCTGTCGCGGAGACCCCGAGACCAGCGGGTTAAACATCGTTGACAGCGCTGGCAGTATAGCACAGCACTTGCGCCGTGTGGTACACTACACTGCGTCCCTCTGTCCGTCCCCTTGGAGGCCGCATGTCCGACCCCGTAGACGACCGCCTGCATCCCCGCGAGGGCCCCGACCCCGCCCAGCCGCCCCTGCCCCTGGGGGCGGCTCCCGGCGCGTCTGGCGAGACGACCGAGGGCACCCCGCCGTTCGTGATGCGCTGCCTGAGCATTGCCGAGTGGCGCCCCTTCATCGCGAACTACGCCTTTACGTGGCGGCTTCCTAAAACCGTCGTCCTTCACCATACCTACCGCCCCGACCAGCGCACCTGGCGCGGGCTCACGAGCATGCGCGGCATGCAGCGCTACTACGCGGGCCTCGGCTGGACATCAGCGCCGCACATCTACTGCGCGTCTGACGGCATCTGGCTCGCCACGCCGCTGGAACGCATCGGCATCCACGCAGGCGCCAATAACGGCAGCGTGCGCGCAGGCTGGTACAGCATCGGGTTGGAAGTGGTCTGGAACGGCAATGTATCGCGTCCCTACGGCGCGACGTGGGATAACACGCTGGCGGTGCTCGCGGGCCTCTCCGCCCGCCTGGGGCGCCCCCTGGCCGAAGTCCTGGCCTTCCACCGTGACAGCTCAATCAAGAGCTGCCCCGGCGCCAGGGTCACTCGCGCCTGGGTGCTTGCCGAGTTTGCCGCGCTCACGCCGCCCGTGCTGCCGCCTGCCCCACGCGGTACGCCGATCCTTGGCCCCGCCAGCGGCACGCAGGCCGCCGCGATTGCTTGGCTCACGGCTCGCGCCACGCAGTACAACGCGCTCGACATCCGCACAATCGTGAGTGCCTACGCTCGCATCGGCGACGCGGCGGGCGTTGACTGGTTCCTGGCTCTGGCGCAGTGCGCACACGAGACCGGCAGCCTTACGTCGTGGTGGTGCGCCAGGCCGCGCCGCAACCCGGCGGGCATCGGGGTGACGGGCGACGCGCGCCAGGGACCACAGCCCGGACTCAACTGGGTGCGCGACGCCGACGACCACGCATGGCTGGAGGGCATCTCGTTTGCCCGCTGGGACGCCGACGCTATCCGCGCCCATCTGGGGCGCATGCTCGGCTACGCGCTTGCCCCCGGCGCAGGCACGGCGGAGCAACGGGCGCTGGTGGAGTACGCGCTGACGGTGCGCCCGCTCTCCTCCACCGTCCAGGGCCGCCACCCGACCATGGACACGTTCGGCGGCACATGGGCGGTGGACAAGGGCTACGGCCCGCGCGTCATCGGCATGCGCGACCGCATGCAGGGGGCGTCGTAGATGTGGCGCCACCACCCACCCGCAAGCGCCGCAGCGTCCTGGACTTCTCACGCGGCCAGACCGGCGACGTTGCCACGGGCGACAACGCCGGGGGCAACATTGAGCACCGCCACGGCTTCAGCGGCGACGAGGTGCAGCGGCTTCTGGAGACACAGAAAGAGTTTAGTCTCTCCATGGTCTCCGCTTTTGAGCGTGTGTGGACGCGCATCGATCAGATGGAGCGGGAGCGGCGCAAGGGCGAGCGCGACGCGGCCATGGAGCGCGGGATTGATTTCGAGTCGCGGCTTAAGCGCCAGGCCGCGCTTGACGCCTACCACCTTGAGCTTGATCGCCAGCTCGGCATCAATCGCCGCTGGCTCGCGGGCCTTACCATTGCCTTGCTCGTGGCGCTCGCGGTCGTGGCGCTGTTGGCCTACGACCGCTACGTCTTTGTCTCTGTGGCCCGCGCCTGGTTCGACGTTGCTCTACGCTAAGAGGACGCCCGTATGACTGACCGCCTGCAACGAGAGGCCGAGCTAGTGGCGGCACAGGCACAGCCGCCGGAGGTGCGCGGGCCATGGCTTGCGTACAACGCCGAGCTGACAGAACTGCTCAGTACGATCCGCCTGAGCCTGGAAGAGATCAGGCGCCGCGACGCGCTGCAAAATAGCGCCGTCGCCGTCGCCATCGCCAGCGGCCTTAAGGAGTACGCGGCGGGCGACGAGCTCCACCGCGCCGCCGCCGAAGCGGCCTCGCTGGCGCGTGATGTGCGCCTCCAAGGCCAGATCAATACGCTCGTTGAGCGTGGCGACGCCGCCTCCGAGCGGATGCACACGCACATCGAAGATGTCAAGAAGGCGATGCTTGAGGAGCTGGCGAAGATTGCCGCGCGACAGGCGCGGATCATCAAGCGCGCCCAGGAGAGTGACTGATGGATGACGCGACCCACCAAGCACCGCCGCCAGGGCTGGTACTACGCTCGCTGCCCGCGCTGCGGCGCGCACTGGCGCTGCTACGTGCGCGTGGAGCACGGCGACGGGGCGCGCGCCTGGCTGTGGTGCCCCACGTGCGGCTGGGTGCCGCTCTGGGGCGGCCATGTGGGGAGCGGGGAGCCGCCGCCTTATCAAAAGGATGACCCATGCCTGAGACCCCTTGCGCGAACACGATGCCCGCCCCAAGCGTGGGGCGCGTCGTCCACTTCATGTACGGAGATCGGCATCTTCCGGCAATCATCACCGACCCGGCCTTTATCGCGCCCGACGAAAGCGTGCTCCAGGCGCTGACCGTATTCCTCGTGGGGGCGCCGCCCTTTACCACGTATGCAACGCTTGACCCTTCCGCCGCTCCCGCCACCTGGCATTGGCCCGAGCATGTGCCGCCGATGACGCCGCCCTTCGTGCCCGCAAGCCTGCCCGGCCCGCTGCCCACGCCCACCGACCCGCGCCTGCCGCTGCCCACGCCCGAGAGCGACACGTGAGCCGCCGCCCCATTGACCTCCTGCTGCTCTTCATTGTCGTGCGGCTCTGTGTGATCGCGGGCGTGCTGTTTGCCTTGGCGCTGCTCGCCTGGGTGCTGCTCGCGCCGTCGGTGGCTGCCGCTACGCCCGTCTGGCGTGGCGAAGTGCGCGACGCCCCCGCCGCGTCCTGGTGGTTCGCTGAAGGGCTGCTCGAGCCGCCGGTCGTGGTCGTGGAGGGCGGCACGGGCGGCCTGGGCGCCTGCGAGGATGACGGCAGCGGTACAGCGCTGCGCTGCACAGTGTATGCACAAGGCGAGTGGCGCGAAGTCACCGCCGACGGCGTGCTTGTGGCGACGCGCTGGCGGGTGGCGCTGCCGATGATAGGAGCTCAGTGATGACGCCAAACACGCCGCTTGTTCGCGCACTTACGGCGCTTGCCCTGATCGTGTTCATGCTGCTGCTCAAGCCGAGCAATGACGCGATCTTTATTGTCGTTGCGCTGTGGCTTCTGTTGATGAGGCCGCAGTAAGGTGGCACGCCCACAAAAAAACGCCACGCTCACCGAGGATCAGATCATCCAAATGGCCGCCGTGGGCTGTACGGATAGTGAGATCGCGGCGCTGGCCGGTGTGAGCGAAGCAACCGTCAAGCGGAGTTTTGAGCCCCTATTAAAAACAGGCCGGGCCGATCTGCGCACCAACTTGCGCACCGCCCAAGTGCGCAAGGCGCTCGGTCACTCTCAGCAGCGCATCACCGATAGTGGGGCTGTGGAGATATATCTGACGGCCCCCGACAACACGATGCTGATCTGGCTTGGTAAGCAGTACCTTGGGCAGCGCGATAAGAGCGACCTTGACGTAGATGTTACCAAACTGAGCGATGATCAACTTTCCGCCATCACTAAAACTAAAGGCAGCAGCGGAGCTTGAACTACGGCGCCGCCGCGCCCGCGTTGCTATTGCCCCGCCGTCCCTCGCCGCCTTCATCGATCAGCACGTCATCATCGATGATGCGCAGGATCACGGCGACGGCGGCGGCACCATGCCGTTTCGGCTGTGGCCCGCCCAACGTGCGCTGCTGGCCGACGTGGAAGGCGAGCGCCTGCTGCTCATCCTCAAGGCCCGCCAGCTCGGGATCAGCTGGCTCGTGTGCGCCGCCGCGCTCTGGCGCTGCCTCTACCAGCCGGGCCGGGTGGTGCTGGCATTCAGCAAGGGCCAGGACGAAGCCAACGAGCTGCTGCGGCGTATCAGCGTGATGTACGCCCGCCTGCCGCCCGAGCTGCGCGCCGCCTTGCCCGCCGTGACAAAGGAGAACACGGAGGAGATCGCGTGGGCGAACGGCTCGCGCATCAAGTCGATGCCCGCCACGCGCAGCGCGGGCCGCACGTTCACCGCGTCCCTGGCGATCCTCGATGAGGCGGCGTTTATGAGCTACGCCACCGAGCTGTATACGGCGATGAAGCCCACGATTGATGCGGGCGGCCAGCTGATTGTCTTGAGCACGGCGAACGGGCGGGCTAACCTGTTCGCCGACCTGTGCGCCCGTGCGCAAGCGGGCACGGGCCGCTTTGCGTTCCGCTTCCTGCCGTGGCAGGCGCGCCCCGACCGTGACGCCGCCTGGTACGCCGCCACGGAGGCCGACGCGGTGGACAGCGCCCACATGCGCCAGGAGTATCCGGCCACGCCAGAAGAGGCGTTCGAGGCCACCGAGGCCGCCACGTTCCTGCCGAGCATCGCGCTCTGGGATGCGTGCCGCGACGCGCTGCCGCCGCTCGGGCCGCACGAGCCGTGCATCCTCGCACTTGACGGGGCGGAGAGCAACGACACGTTTGCATCGCTGCTCGTCTCTGCGCACCCGCGTGATGCGCAGCGCCTTGCCGTGCGCTACGTGCGCGGCTACGTGCCAACCAAAGGCGCGCCGCTGGACTTCGATGCGATTGAGGCCGACCTACGTGACCTTGTGACACGCTTCGCCGTGCGCGAGCTGGCCTACGACCCGTTCTTGCTCGGCCAGCTGATCCGGCGCCTCACGAGCAGCTCGCGCCCCATTCCGACGCCGTGCGTGCCGTTCCCTCAGGGCGTGCAACGGCTCGAGGCCGATAAGGGGCTGCTTGATGCCATTGTGAGCCGCCGCATTGCCCACGACGGCGACGCGGCACTCCGCCAGCACCTCGCCAATGCCAACCGCAAGGTAGACGGCGAGGGGCGACGGCTCAGGATTGTGAAGCGTAGCTATGCGGACAAGATCGACCTTGCCGTCGCCTTGAGCATGGGCGCCCAGCGGGCGGCGGCGCTGGTTGACCATGCCGCCTGGAGCCCCGCCGCCCTTGCCGCACTCAGTAGAGAGGCGCCCGTATGACGCTGTTTGCACAGAATCCATTCGGCGCGCTGGCGCGGCTGATCACGGCGGCGGGCAAACAGGCGCGCCCGGCCTATCTTGACCGCGCCGTCGTGTTTGAGATGAATCAGCAGTATTACGACAATGCCATCTACGAGCGCGGCAGCGAGGGCGGGCTACGCGAGCAGATCAACGCCACGCTCGGCAACGCCAGCGCCGCCGACTTGGCAGGTCTGTACAACCCCGTGGCCGAAGTGGTGGGGCTGTACCAGCACGTATTCGGCGGGCTGTTCCGCCGCTCCACCGATGACGCCGCCGAGGACGCCCCGACCGACATTCGCGCGCAGAGCGACAACGCGCTGCTGCTGCCTGCGCTTGACGCCATTTGGGCAACGAGCAACATGGATCTGGCAAAGCAGCAGATCGCGCGGCTCGCCCCGATGCACGGCACCGTCGGCCTGCGCATCGTGGCCCAGGACGACCCCGACCCGGCGCGGCGGCGCGTCTACCTGAAACCCGAGCACCCGCGTGTCATCCGCGATGTGGAGCTGGACCCGCGCGGCCACGTCACGGGGGCCGAGCTGGAGTACGACATCCTCTACGGACTCGGCGACGCGCAAGAGCGCGTCACGATCCGCGAGGTGCTCACCAAGGCCGACACGCGCACGTATCGTGTGCATCAGAACGGCCTGATCCCCTACGACCTGATGCTGCGCGAGGACAACGGCCCCGGTGCCGTCTACGTCAACACGCTCGGCGTCGTGCCCTATGTGCTCCTGCCCCACGAGGATGCAGGCGACGCGTTTGGGCTCAACGCCTTCTACCGCGCCCGCTCCTCCCTTGATCGGATCAATGCGCTGTTGACCCACCTGAACACGCAGATCCATGACCATGTGAAGGTGGACTGGTTCATCAGTGCGTCGGGCCCGGCGCCCACGCGCATTGCCTTGACCGGCCGCAACGTGATCTACACCGACACGAGCCGGGGGCAGACGGCGCCCAACGTGCAGGCGCTCGTGGCCGATCTGAACATCGCCGACGCGATCAGCCAGTGCCGCCAGCTGATCGAGCTGATCGAAGATCGCCTGCCGGAACTCAAGGCCCTTGGCGGGCGCTACCTCTCAGGCCAGAGCGGCGAGACCATCGCCCAGCTGCGCGCCCCCGCCGAGCAGCGGCTCGGGCTGGCGCGGGCGAACTACGAGGCGGCCCTGGTGCGCGCCACGCAGATCGCCGTAAGCTGGGGCGTGCTGCTCGACATGTGGGATGTTGGCACGGGGCACGGCACGCCGGAGGCCGCCGAGCGGGCGTACCGCGACGGCTTTGAGGACTTCCGCTTTAACCGGCGCCCGCTGTTCCCGCCCGTGGCCGTGGCGCCCGTGGCGCGGATGGTGGCGCCGCCCCCAGAGGAGCAAACACCGTGAGCGTGATCATCACCTACACCTGCCCCGCGTGCGGGCACACCACCGACGTGCTGCCCGGCGTGCTGGCCTGCGGCGGCTGCGATGCGCCGCTGCCGGTGGCGACGGCAGACGGCGAGACGTTCAACGACACGCGCCCGCCCGATTGGGCCGCCGAGTATTTCAATGACTGCCGCTCGCTGCTCGGCATTGGCGACGATTGGCATCTGTGGCTGCGCTTCGTGGCAAACCCGCGCGCCGACGCAGACGGCGACGACGCAGGCGAGGCTATGGACATGGACAATGACGCGGACGGCATCTGTTGCCAAGAGCCGCGCTACCTCAAGGCCACGATCCGTGTTAAGCGCGGCCTGAGCCAGCAGCGCACGCGCTCCGTGATTATGCATGAGCTGTTCCATGTAGCATTCGCCCCGCTCGTGCTCGCCTCTGAGCGCACGCGCGACCTGATCCCAGACCGCCTGCGCATCCATGCCTATCAGCTGCACGCCGACGCCGAGGAACAGGTCATTGAGCGGTTGACGCGCGCCTTACAGCGGGGCGTGAAGCCACCACCGCCAGAGGAGCCCACGCCGTGAGCACTACCCGCGCCGATCTGATCGCTATGGCCGAGACGCTACGCCGCGCCCACGGGCATCTCATGGCCGCCGTCAACGACCCGTGCGCCGACGCGCAGCGCTTCGCCGCCGCCGCAGCGACCGCGCGGGGGGCGCTGCGCGTCGTGGTACACTACGAGCAGCGACGAGGCACGAGCGAGGAAGCGCGCTATGGGCATGAGTGAGGAACAAGAAGACCTTGAGGCGGCCCGCCAGTCGACGCTTGCGCAGTTCCCCGTTGGCACGATCTGGCGGCACGGCGGGCAGGAGCGCCATATCCACGTCGTGATAGACAAGACACAGTTCGTCTACCGCGTCTGGAACCCGTATCGCGGCGCGTGGAGCTATGACACGGTGTACTGGTATCTGCTCTGGATTGCCATGCAGGAAGGAGAGCTATGGGCATGAGTGAGGAACTGGCACGGCGCCTTGACTCGCTTGGCCTCATGGCGGGCCTTGGCGCCTGCTACATCAGGGACAGCGACGACACAGAGGCCGCCGAGCCCGCCGAGCCTGACGGCACTACTGGCGCGAGCGAGACGGAGACGCGAGAGGCCGCGCGCCTTGCCACGCTTGCACGCTACCCTGTCGGCTCAGTCTGGCGCTACATGGGCCAAATACGCCATGTTCTCGCGGTCATAGACGACACACAGCTCGTCTACCGCTTCTGGGATAAACACCGCAGCAGATGGATGTACGGCATCGAGTACTGGTACATGCTCTGGCTTGCCATGCAGGAGAAGGCGCGATGAGTAAAGGCCGCGCCGTCCCTGTCGAGTCTGCCGCCGCCGAGCGCCGCCGCATGGAGACCGAAGAGCGCTACGCCGTAATGCTTAGTCTTGACCCGGCGCTGTTTCGCGTATGGGCGCTGCGCTGGCTGCCGCCTGATCGCAACACCGTTGCGCTTGCCGACGATGCCAGCCTGATCGCCTCCATGCACGAGGCGCGGATGCGCGACGAGGCGATCCCGCCGCTGGCGCGGCTGCTCTCAACGCGCTGGCTTGCAGCACACGGCGATACAGTTGCGATGGGGATAATTGCTGCGCTCCCGGATGACAAAGCCGCCCCGTAATCCGCTGACTTGACATGCAGGAGCAAGCGCGATGAGTGCAATTGCACATCGTGGGATCACAACGGTTCGCCTGCCTGACGGCACGACAACCGAGACCTTCTCCGTTATCTATGATACGGGGAAAGAGGATGGCGGGCGACAGATTGTTCTTCCAAGCGGGCGTGTCAAATGGGCGGATTCGCATAGCGGCGCGGATCGCGTTGACTATTGGGAATGTCACTTTGCTAGCTGTGCCGTGGCGACAACGTCGACAGCCAAACACTGGGAGCCGCAGTATGACAAGAATGCGCGGATCATAGAGAGCGCGTCGGTTGATGGTCGTCTTCTCCCCAGACGAACGTCCCGTAATTCACAGCCTTGACGGTTATGCTATAGTGTAGCCAAACTGATACCCCCGATCCCGCCTCGGGATCTCGGCCCCGCCCGTGGTTGCCCGGCTCCCCTGAGCCTCGCCACCGCTGGCGGGGCTTTTTGCGTTCCCCACCCGTAGGAGTTCAATCGTATGTCCGACACTGAGACCACAGCCACCACCGACGGGGCGGGCAGCATCCCCGGCGCGGGCTCAGGCACCGGCACGCAGCCCGCCACGCCCGCTGCGGATCGCACGTTCACGCAGGCCGAGCTCAACGCCCTGCTCGCCGAGGATCGCCGCAAGGCGAAGCAGACCGCCGACACCGAGACGGCCCGTGCCAAGGCCGCCGCCGCCGTGGCCGCCGCCGCCAGTGCAGGCGAGTGGCAGAGCGTGGCGGAGCAGCGCAAGGTTGCCGCCGACGCCGCAGAAGCCCGCGCAGACGCTGTGCAGGCGGAGCGCGACGCGCTCGCACTGGAAGTCGAGGCAGAGATCAAGCCTCGACTGCGCGCGCTGCCGGAGGAGCTACGCGATCTGATGCCCGCTGACGGCACGCCCGCGCAGCGCCTGGCCGCCGTGCGCAAGCTGGAGGCCGCCGCCGTGAAGCTCGCTGGCATGGCCGCCGCCGCTCCGCAGCGCGGTACGCCGCCCGGCCCGCGTGGTATTGGCGGGCTCACGGCGCCAGTAAGTAACGCCCAGGCCGACCTTATCGCTGAGAAACGCGCCCGCTACGGCGGGCTGTAAGGAGACCCCTATGGCGCTCATCCCCGCCGCTCCCGTTACCACCACGGTGGAGACGCGCAGCGCGCAGCACGCGAATCAGATCCCCGCCTCGCTTGGCCTCCTGGCAGGCGAGGCGCTGCTCACCGCCGCGCCCTGCTACATTCGCGCCAGCGATGGCCGGGTGCTCATGTCAAACGGCACAGCGGCCAACGAGGCCGCCGAGGTCGACGGCTTCACCGGCAAGACCTACGCGCTTGGCGAGCCTGTGACCCTCTGGGGCCGGGGCGTCATCTACGAGTATGGCGCGGGCCTCACGCCCGGCGCCGTGTACTTCATCGGCGCCACGGCGGGGCGGCTCGACAACGTCGCCACCACCGGCGACGCCGTGGGCGTAGCCCGCTCCATCTCCGCCACGCATATCCGCATCACGCGGGACAACTAGAAGGGAGACCGCTCATGCCAACCGGAACACATACCGTCGCAGACCTGGTCTCTCTCACGACGCAGACCGCCGTTGACTTTGGACTTGACGCCATTCAGCGGACGCTCACCGACGACCTTGCGGCCCACAACGCCGTGGTCGATGCGATGGTTACGGATCTCGCCGCCGTCACGACCGAGCGCGAGCGCATCTACGGCGGCAGCGCCGACGGCGAGATGCTGCCGAGTGACGAGTACGACCGGGGCGTCACGTTCAAGGCGGGTGCGGGGAGCAACGTCGGCTTTCCGCTGCAAAAGTTCGTGAAGAACATCGGCTGGACGCAAGACTATATGCTCCAGGCCACGCCCGCGCAGATGGCAAACTCCATGCTCGCCATTCAGGCGATGCACACGCGGGCCATTCGCCGCGAGTTGCAGCGGGCCATCTTCGGCGCTACGAACTACACGCTTATCGATCAGTTCCTGGCGCCAAACATCAACCTTGCGGTCAAACGGCTCGTCAACGCCGACAGCGCCGCCATCCCCAACGGCCCGAATGGCGAGGTCTTCACCGCCAGCAGCCACACCCACTACGACTTCCTCGACGGCGCCGCGCCCACGGCGGTGGCGCTGACGGCGCTGATCGATGACGTGATCGAACACGGCCACGGTGCGCAGCTGCGGCTGAACATCAACCGCGCTGCCGAGACTGCCGTGCGGGCGCTCGTAGGCTTCGTGCCCTACACCGACCCGCGCCTGAACCTCGGGACGCAGGCGAACCAGCCCGGTGCGCGGCTCGACATCACGCGCATCGACAATCGCGCTATCGGCATCTTCGGTGCTGCCGAGGTCTGGGTGCGCAGCTGGGTGCCCAATAACTACGCGTTCGTCTACGACGCTGGCAGCGATATGAAGCCGCTGGTGTACCGCCAGCACCCCGTGGCGGCCATTCGTGGCCTGCGCATCGTGGCGACGCTCAACGACTATCCGCTCTACGCCGAGGTGATGGACAGCTACTTTGGCTTTGGGGTGTGGACGCGCACCAACGGCGCGGTGCTCTACTACGCCGCCGCCGCCTCGGCCTATGTGGCGCCCACGTTCAGCGGGGCATAGGAGAGCAGCATGGCCGACACGACCATCGGCGGGCGCTATCTGGTGGCAGGGCAGTGGGTGGACGCCAACGGGCGCCCCCTGTCCAGCCCTGAGACGCCCGCCACGCCCACGGAGAAGCCCGCCACGCCCACAGAGACGCCCGCCACGC